CAAGTGGAGATCAGAGTGCTACTAGTGATGCTTTACAGATAGCAAATGATGAGGATGCTTCTAATTCATCAAGAGATACAGGAATAGCAGCAGGGTTCTATGAGATATATGACGTTAGAATAATAAATGCAGCGTCACCTGATGGTTATAACTTAGCAAAGATTACACACGGTTCAGCAACAACTGGATCCGTATATTGGTATGAGGATCCAAGTACAGTAGCTGCTCCTGTAATATCATTCAGCACACCTATAACACCTTCATCACCAACATTAGCATACTCTTCTGGTATACCACATTATACAGAAGCATCTGCTAACGCATTCACTTATGTAATGACAGTTGAGAATGCAACTGGTGACACGTATACATCCAATACATTCGTAAGTAGTGATGGTCAAACAAATGGATTTCAGAATCCAGGTAGCAAGAGTTATACAGATTTTGCTTCAGGAACTAATCCACCTGCAAGAAACTATGGTGTTGGTACTGGGGTAACTTGTTTGATATCTCAACAACCAAGGAATGTACACACTACTGTTACATCTAGTGTTTTCACATCCTTTGATGCTTCAACTCCTTATGGTTCTCATAACAACCAAAGAGTAACTTATACAACAGATGTCAATGTCATGGGAACCACTGCTGTGACCTCCAGCATGGACGAAGATAACATTTCCATATCTTCTCTTGGAACTGGGTCTGGTAACGCTACCAGAGTCAAGGCAGGTGCAACTGGAGATAATCCAACTGCAGCATATACCTCTTGGACTGGTGGTAGTGCTGGTTCTATTGATACTTATGAGGCAACAGTTAGAGGAGGTACGTTACGTCACGACCAAACAAATTATTCAACTGGATATCTCCCTGCAGGTCCAGATTATTCTTCTGGTAGAACTGGTAATCAATACTTCCAGATTGAGTTAATCAGATCTGCTGTTTCAGAATTTAGTATAACTTATGCTGGTTCTGCTGCTGGATGTTGGGTGTGTATGCCTGACAACTCAACTTGGACTACTTCATTATCTGGTACAAACGGTTGGGCAGATATGTTTGCAGCATATAGAGGATCTGGTGTTCCAACAACTGCGGAACCAGGATGTTCTTCAGGTGGACTAATGGATACTGACGGAGGTACATTTACATGTACCTTTGGAACAGAATCTTCTTCTAATGATTCTAATAATAGAATTCTGATCAGATGGAAATTGACCTCTGGACAGTCAATAACTTCAATGTCATTCACATCTACATAAGCGAGGAATAACCAGTGGCAGCATCATCAAATCAAAAGATAGATTTTCTATTAAAGAAGATTGGTTATACCGCATCTAAGACAGGTATAGCAGAAGACGGTAGTATAAGTGGTACTAAAAAATCTCCTTCGGGTGAAGCAATTGCGTCTCCCTTAGTTGTTCCTAGCAGTAGTGTTTACGCTGATAGTGATCTAATTCCAACGACACCACCAGGTACAGATAGTGACACTGTAAAAGTGTATCTTGCTAGTGCATCTGGTCATAGAATGACCGTTGACAGTACGGTTTCTGGTAGTCGTTCTTTTATTGCGTATACGACATATAATAATACTGGTTCTGGAATTTTAGGTGACTGGATCGATACGCAATTTGGTTCAGATTATATCATCAAAGTTTATAAAGGTGATCCTAATTCTGGTGGTGTTCAGTTATCTGCAGCTGGTTCTGGATCTAGTGATGGATGGTTCTTTGATTATTCATCTGGTGTTCTAAACTTCAATGATACAAACGTACCAACTGGAGTATCAGATACTAACATCTATGTTGTAGGTTACAGATATATTGGTAAAAAAGGAGTTGTTACTCCAGGTGGTATTTCATCAATTACCCAGTTGAATGTTAGTGGTATTGCAACAATACCTCAGTTACAAGCTGGTACAGTAAATGCATCTGGTATTATAACTGCCACTCAGTTCCATACTGGTGCATCAGGATCTGCTATACGGGTTACGAATGGCACGATTTCTGGTCCTGCAACTCTTACCATTGACCCTGCTGCTGTAGGTGACGACACAGGTACAGTCGTAATTGCTGGTGGGTTGCAAGTTGATGGTACAACTACAACAGTCAACTCAACTACAGTCAATATAGTTGATAAGAATGTTCAATTAGCTACTGGTGCTGCAGATGATTCTGCTGCAAACGGAGCAGGTATTACGGTTGACTCTGGAGACGGAGATAAGACAATAAACTTTGAGGCCACAGGAGATAACTGGGGATTCTCAGAAAATATAAACCTTGCTACTGGTAAGGTACTGAAGATCAACAATACTGATATTCTAAGTGCAACTACTCTTGGATCTAGTGTTGTCAGCTCATCCCTAACAAGTTTAGGTACGATTGGGTCTTTGGTTGCTACCACTGCAGATATAAATGCAGGTACAATTGATAACTCAGTTATTGGTGGGTCAACTGCAGCTGCAGGTTCATTCACAACACTTGCTGCTAGTTCCAATGTTACTGTAACTGGAGCAATAGATGTTGATGGACATACAAACTTAGATAATGTAAGCGTATCTGGAGTTGCTACAGTTACAGGAGCAATTACAGCATCTGGTGGTGTTGTTGGTGATATAACGGGTAATGTTACTGGTGCTTCATCTTTAGTTGGTGTTACTGCTGTAACAGATAACGCAACACATTACCTTGCTTTTGTTGATTCCTCATCAGGCAATGAAGCGGTCAAGGTTGATACAGGTCTAACATACAATCCAAGTACTAATCTATTAGTTCTTGCAGGTCTAAATTTCCCTGTAGCCGACGGAGCAGCAGATCAGGTTTTGACTACGGATGGATCGGGAACGCTCTCATTCCAAACAGTTGCATCAAGTTCTGGTGCTGCTACAAGTATATCTGAAAGTACTACAACTGCTACTGCAGGTCAGACTGCATTTACTGCACCAAATGTATTTGATGATGGAGCACAGTCAAAAGCATTCCCAGTATCAGTATTTGTCAACGGTGTAAGACACCGTGTAGGTTCTGCATCATCTTGCGACTTCCAGTTATCTGCACCACAGACAATCAACTTCAATGCACAATCTGCTGCAACTGCTGGTGATAGGGTAACAATTCAAGTTGGTTTTGGTCATACTATTAGTGAAGAATACTTTACTGCTACACAAGATCAAACTTCATTCCAAACAACTTCAGCAACTCCTGGTGCAATCAAAGAAAAGATTCATGTTTACTTGAATGGTGTCTTACTAAGAAGAGGAACTGATTACAATGCAGGATCTCCTATAACTCTTGCAGCAGGTGCAGATGTAGGAGATGAAATATCTCTAGTCTCTGATGCAGGTGAAGACATGTTTACTGCTACAGACGGTCAAACAGTATTCACACCTTCTGATAATGATACCACTCCTGATAATATTCAAGTGTATCAGAATGGTATTAGATTAGAACTTACTCAAGATTATACTAAGGGTAGTCCACAGGTCACAATAATCAATCCTGCCACAGGATTAGATGTTGGTGATGAATTAGATGTTGTTATCACTCGATAAATAGTAACATGGCACAACCAAATACTAGACAGGGACTGATAGATTACGGGAAACGACAGTTAGGTTTTCCCGTATTAGAGATCAATATTGCTGATGAGCAATACGATGATCTAATAGATGATGCTTTACAAACCTTCCATGATAGACATATGGATGGTGTTGAAAAAATGTATTTGAAACATAAGATAACTGAGGATTTTACTGACACTGTGCGAGCAACTGGACAGGATGGTGCTACAACTTCTCTTGGTATAACAACATCTACTAGTCCAGAAGTTAGTATTCAAGGTATAGGTACTACTACATTTTCTTTTGAAGAAACACAAAATTTTATTCAAGTGCCAGATGCTGTCATTGGTATTGAAAAAGTATGGAAGGTAGATAGTCGTGCTATAGCATCTAACATGTTCAACATAACGTATCAGTTATTTTTGAACGAAATATATTATTTCAGTTCTATGGAACTATTGAGTTACACTCAAACAAAAAGATATCTAGAGGACATTGATTTTATATTACATCCTGATAAACAGATAAGGTTTAATAGAAGACAGAATAGATTGTATATTGATTCAGATTATTCGAGTATGAAAACTGATGATTATCTTATCATAGAATGTTATAGAACAGTAAATCCTAATGACTTCACTAAGGTTTATAATGATCCGTTCTTGAAAAAATACTTTACTGCATTGTTGAAGAAACAATGGGGTTCAAATATGATGAAGTTTAGAGGTGTAAAAATGCCTGGTGGTGTAGAACTGAATGGTAGAGAAATATATGATGAGGGTGTGAAAGAACTAGAGGTGTTAGATGAAAAGATGAGTTCTACTTACGAACTACCTGTAATGGATATGATTGGATAATGGCACTCAATCCGTTTTTCTTACAAGGTGCTAAAGGTGAACAGAACCTAGTTCAGGATCTGGTAAATGAACATTTAAAGATGCATGGCATCGAGTTTGTTTACATGCCAAGAGTATACGTTACATCTAAGGATGTGATGCGTGAAGTTGTTGACTCTAAATTTGATAGATCATTTCCTATCGAAGGTTATATAGAGTCATACGAAGGTTTTGATTCTGGTTATAATTTGCTTACAAAATTTGGGGTAAGATCAACAGCCCAGATGGATGTGATTATCTCACAAGAATCATATACAAATGGTATAGCACCATTGTTATGGAAATTTCCTGGTAAAGAAGTTGGTCCTACAGGAAGACCTGAAAATCAAGAGAGACCATATGAAGGAGATCTTATATATTTTCCTCTAAGAGATATAATATTTGAAATTAAATATGTAAATGATCTTGTAGAATTCTATCAATTACAGAAAAATTATACTTACAGATTGACTCTAGAACCATTCGAGTACTCAGACGAGACGTTTGATACTGGTATTGATGTTATTGATGATGACTTTGAAACTGCTGGTTACAATGTAACGATGACATTGGGAGATGCTGGAACAACAGCAACCATGTTTACTACTTTGACTAATGGCGGTTTATTTAAGATTGAGATGTTGGATGGTGGTAGTGGTTATACAAATGCACCTACAATCAAGATTGAACCTCCTGTGGGTTCAGGTACTGCTGCAGAGGCAGTTGCGATTACTACTCACACTGGTACTAGAAATTTCAAATCGTTGATGGTTGATCGTATAGAAATTACAAATCCTGGTACTGGATATGTTGTAGGAACTGATGAACCAACTATACAATTCCTAACAGAGGACGGTAAAGGATCTGGTGCAAAAGCTCAGGCAGGTATTGGAACAAATGGTGTAGTTGGTATTGTAACGGTAAGTTTTGTTGGTACTGGTTATGCTTTACCACCAACAATAACATTTGACGAACCTGCAGAAGGTGGAACAAGAGCAACAGGAACTACAAAACTGAACGCAACTAATCAAGTTGCTACCGTTCATATGACAAATGCTGGTTATGGATACACTGTAGTACCAACAATTACTGTTGGTGCTTCATCAAGCATAGGTAGTGGAACATTCCTCTATGGTGAAATGATTACAGGATCGTCCAGTCTTACTACTGCGTTTGTAAGTAAGTGGGATACAACTACAAATACATTACTAGCTAAAAATCTCTCAGGTAAGTTTAGTGTTGGTGAACAGATTAGTAATGTTGGATTTGGAAGTGCGGTGTACAATCTAAATAACATCAATTATGACGATGACGATTCTTACAATACTGGAGACACTATTGAAACTCGTGCAGATTCGTCAATCGTAGACTTTACAGAAAGGAACCCATTTGGTGAAATATAATGGTAGGTAATTACTTTTACAATGAGACCATAAGAAAAACAGTTATCGCTTTCGGTACACTGTTCAATAACATCAGTATCAAAAAATTTGCTAGTGATGGTAAGGCGGTAAGTATGGTCAAGGTTCCTATTGCATATGGACCTATGCAAAGGTTTCTAGCAAGGATTGACCAACAACAAGGTTTTGATGACAACGTAGCACTTACGTTACCTAGAATTTCTTTCGAGTTGACATCCTATACTTACGATGTTGCACGTAAAGCATCACCTATAACTAAGTTTTTTGCTAAGAGTCCTACATCAAAGGTAAAACATAAGAAAATGTTTTTGCCTGTTCCATATGATGTTGGTTTTAGATTGAGTTTTGCAACAAAACTTCAAGACGATGCTCTGCAGATTGTAGAACAAATACTTCCATTCTTTCAACCATCGTATAATGTTACTGTCAACATGTTGGAAGGTATAGAAGAGAAAAGAGATATACCATTTACACTAAGAAACATTTCTTTCTCTGATGAGTATGAAGGAGATTTTTCAACTAGAAGATTTATTCAATATGATTTAGATTTTGTTGCTAAAACATACTTCTATCAGGAAGTACCTACAGACGAAGGTGGAATCATCAAGAAGGTTCAGGTCGATTACTCTACAAATATCAGAGCACCAAGAGAGCAAAGGTATACTGTCACACCTCAGGCAGTCAAGGATTACAATGATGATGCTACAACAAAAATATCAGTTGCTTTGGATGATAAGAAGACATTAGTCAAAGTGAATAATGCAGCAGGTCTTGCTGTAAGAAATTATATACAAATTAATAATGAAACCATGTATATAAAAGAGATTGATGGTACTAATTTGATTGTTGGAAGGGGTCAGTATGGTACTAAAATATCAGAACACTATGCTGATGACGTTGTGAATTTGGTAAATATTACTGATAATGCACTTATCGAGGTCGGTGATGATTTTGGATTCAGTGAATCTAGTTTTGTCTTTGGTAATGATGGATTGGATTATAGTCCTTCTGAGGGTAGAGATATCTAATGGATAAAGGATTTGAAGCTATTGATAAAGCACTATCTGTGAAAGCAGAAATTGTCAAGGAAAAACCTAAGATACAGAAGCAAGTACAGGATGATCCTACCAAGGATTATGAGTATAGTAGAGCACAGTTCTACAACCTTATCGAGAAGGGTCAGGAGGCAGTTGACGGCATATTAGATGTTGCAGGTGACTCTCAGCATCCTAGAGCATATGAAGTTGCTGGACAGTTGATCAAACATATTGCAGATACAACTGATAAGTTAGTTGATCTACAGAAGAAAATGAAAGATTTAGATGAAGATAAATCTACAAAACAAGTAACCAATAACTCATTGTTTATAGGTAGTACTTCTGACTTACAGAAAATGCTCAAAGCAAACGGACTTACTGATAGAAAATAATAAATATAACATGGCAAACATTCCTGAAGATATTAGTAACATCATCAAAACTGGTGTTAGTAGTTACTTAAATCAAAACAAGAA